TTTTTGTTGTACCGTTTTTTAAATTAAATTTAAATTTTTTCATATATTATAAATTATATTATAGTTCCGTTCCTTTAGTATACTCCTGGGTAATAGAAACGTCTTCTGCTTCTGCTTCTGCTTCTGCTTCTGTATTTTTGTCAAAGTCATACCCTACATTTAAAGGCGTTGTTAATAGAGTTGGAGTAAGTGATATATCAATCCTAAATTCGTTGTTACATTTTTCACATGTATATCCGTGTTCTAAACTTACAAAGATATTATCAGTATATACAAAATTTCCACAGGGACATGGAATTGAAGTTTCACTGAGAGCTAAGAGCTGTTCTAGTTCATTTTCAAATTCCGCTGATAAAGTGGTATTTTTACTAATTTTGAAAGAAGAATAAACAAATGCAATAACAAATTGTATAACAAAGGCTAAAACTGTTGCTTCCCAAAATCCAAAAAACTTACTAAGAGAGTATCCAAATGCTAGGGAGATAATGCCAGCAATTAAAAAGGAACGAACAAATATCATATACCTATTTTAGCCAGATCCTCAGGAATATCAAGTATAAGTTCGTTTATCTTATCAATTTTTGATATAGTATTAGATATAGCGGCTTTATTTATTTCTTCATTATTAGAAGCGCTTACTAACATTGTCCTTAATTCTGCTAAAGAAACAAACGTATCTCCTAATACTTCATTAATACGTTCTAATTCAAACGGTAAAATAGGGGGAGCTTTTTGAAATTTTTCATCATCTTTGTATTTAATGATTTGATCTACTACAGGCATGTGAAATTGTATGGGATTGTCCTCTGGACCTATACTATACGGAAATTTTCCATCGTTCATTACTTAATTATTTATGCTCTAGACTAAATAATTTTATGGCCAAATTCGAAAACAAATTTTTTAAGGTTCTTAAGGAGCAAGATGAAGAAAGAGAAGCGTTTGAAGCGTCTCTAGAAGATGACACCGATGTAGGTGAATTTGATGTAGATGTTGAAGTTGATGAGACAGTTGTTGAAGATGATCCAAATGTTAAAGCCGCGGTAGCGGTAGAAGAACGTAATGCTGCTATGAGAGCTACTCTAAAAGGATGGATCGATGAAATTGACGGCTTTTTACAATATCTAAATGGTGAGGCTCCTGATTCAATACAAACATTACTGGCTAACTCAGAGCCAGATACTATTTTTGATAGGATGAAGGCATCAGAACAAAGAAAAATTGCTCGTGTTGCTACAGAACTTGCAGCACTTAATGAGTCCTTTAAAGGCTATATTGCCCAAACTGGTAATGCTCAATTTAAATACGTCTGATTTCGATATTTTTTAATTTCAGATAACCTCACAATACCTTCGAGCCCCTCGAAGGTATTTTTTTGTATAAAGTCCCATTTAATTTCATCCACCTTACATGTAATGGCAATATCATTAAAATCTTTGAACTTTTTCCCAAATTTTTCCGGCCACAAAAACACACGTTCTCCCTGTTGCAACAAAGCCTCGGACTTTACTAAGGATGCTTGGTCAACCCACTGAGAATCAAGGATCCACACGGGATTATACCATTTTAGAACACTATCAACCTGTTGTTGTTGTCTACTAGTGAGTGATCGTCCTCGTTCAGTAATTCCGGCCACTGCTACTGAGTTCTTAGTAAAAAATGCATTAAGTGGACCTTCAAATATATAAACGTTTTCATGGTCACTACTTACTTTATCGATATTAAACAATGTTTTTTCAGCATTTACTCTTCCAAGATATTTTGGTTTGGTTTTTTTATCCCTATTTAAGAGAGTTCGACTTTGATAAAATTCAATATCCCTATTTTCATTAACAAAAGGAACTATTAGTCTATTTTTATGAACTTTATCAACAAATGACAAATATAGGCTATCTGGCCTATTTACTGCGGTATCTAAACGTCTATTCTTAACAGTTTGTAAGGCTGTTCTTAAAACATCATTACCTTTATAAAAATCTAATTGCGTACTATCAGATAAATTAATACTATCCTTTGGAAGCGTTTCAGTAGTGTATTTTTTTACCTCTAGCTCTACATCTACTGTTTCTATATCCGGAACATGCTCCTTTAGTTCCTTAATTACATCAGCATCACTAACACCAGATATTTCCTTTATCCATTTTAGTGGCTTACTCGACCAACCACAGTTATGACAAAATATATTGTCATTTTTAGGAATATAGTAACAGCGCCTCTTCTTACCTAGGGACCGACCCTCTTTGCAAATCGGACAACTGCACTGATATACGTTGTTAAATTTGTTATACTTTGGATAATACCCTAGTTCATAAAACTTAAGTATAACAAAGTCTTCAGGCAAAGAGATCATCTAATTTATTATACAGAGACTTCATAAAAAATATACTATACCACTGTTCTTTATTATCGAGAATTCGTTTAAACGAATATTCCTCACAATACTCTAAAAATGCTTTATAGTCGGTTTTAGTCGGTTGAGCTAGCTGATCTTTATAGTATTGTTTTTCTTCCGGAAGTTGTTGATACTTATCTAAACAAAATATATCAGCATTTCGTTGGAATATTTTATGCTCCTGTTCAGATAAAATAAAGCCCGGATCTTTTAAATATTTTTTAACTGTAACTTTACCAAATCCAGGTATACCTGGAACGTTGTCTGATGAGTCGCCAAACAGACATTTTGCTGTATACCATTCCTCAACATTTTTAAAACCAGTCTCCTCTTCAAAATTACCTTCTTCAAAGAATTTTTTACGAATAGGATCATATAGAGTGCACTCTGGGCTGACTAACTGCAAAAAGTCTTTATCTACAGAAACAATTACCTTTTTACCTTCATGCTCCTTACAAATATATGCAACAATATCATCAGCTTCTAACTGGCTAGGGAAGATAGAATTAATCCCCATAGAAAACAATATTGACTTAATTGCTTCATTGTTTTCATGTGGCGCTAAATCCTTAGATCTATTACCTTTATAGTCCTCAAATAACTTTTTACGCTCATTTATTTTATACTCCTTTTTTTCGTCCCATACAATAATTGTCTTACTAGGAACAAACTGCTTAACATATGAATTAACAGCATTAAGTGTAAACAGAATATGAAAATTACTTACTTGACTCGGGGTGTTAGTCTGTGTTCTCTTCGATTGCTGTTTCGCTGTATGAAACGTTCGGTGTATTAAATTGTTTCCGTCTATTACCAGAGTTTTCATTTTTAAAGTATTGAGCTGCGGATACTTTAAAGACCTTCCGAGGCAGCTGCTCTACATACTTTATTATATCAACGTTCCTCGCATGTGCAAATGTATCAAAGGGTACATTTACATTTTCCATGGTAGGAATAGATAAACAACCTATAGAGTCTTTATTAGGCTCTACAATAATAAACATTTGACCAGCATAATCACCAGTCTGTACAGCAAACACTTGCCTTTTAGAATATTTCATTTGATCCTGGTGACGATCCGCTTCCTTTTATGTATTGTACTTCACTAGCAAAATATCTAAGAAGAAAAGAATTTAACGCTTCCACTTGTTGTGATGTTGAAGCTGATTTAATATCAATATGATCACCGTTAAAATCATAACCTAAAAGAATATAACTATCTAAGTATTCGCTGAGTATAGAAGACAGTCTTTTTGCTAATGCTTCTCTTGATTTAAACTCCTTTTTAACTTCAATACTTTGCTTAAGGGCCTGCTCGATTAATTCCTTTAGCTCATCATCATTTTCTGGTAAATGTTGATCATCTTTAGGCATATTATTATTTAGTCAAAAACTTACTATCTACTTTTTGATTTACGCCTTTTTTTAGCAATCTTTGTACTACTACTTCTATAGAATCGGTTTTTAAACTAAAATTACCTTTAAAATTTTGGTTACCGTCATTAAAACTAAACAAATATTCACCTAAAAACGGGGTATTTTCAAAACATGTAATATAAACAGACGTTTCAGAAGGGTCTACTAATACAGTCCACTTACGCGGGTCTTTATCATTATATTTATCAAAAATTCTTAATGTAACAAACCCGTTATCTTTTAGTCTTTTAATAAAATAACCTGCTGTCTTTAATTTATTCTTTTTATGTATATCTGTCATTGAGTAAGAGCTGAAATTATATACTTTAATTTAATATTGTCTCGCATAATATCAAATACAACAACCCCATACTCGGTATTAATTTTTACATTAAAACTATCATTAATGATTGATAGCAGTCTTATATTATCAAAATTTACTGGAGTTGGCTCTAAATCAAACTTAGCATCACCAATACATAAAGTAAAATTATCAGTATTATGTCTAGATCGATCAGTCAATTCAGCCATTAACTTTCCTTTTTCCGTATAAAAATATATTTTATTTGTCTCAGATGTAAAGGTGCTGCCTTTAAAAATCCGCTGTAATACGGTTTTATCTAGTTTAAACTCCAGATCATATGTAAATTGATTAATCTTATCTAAGTTAATGCTTGGCTTAGATAAGAACCCCTCTTCAAACAAATGATATTTAAACTTTATATCATCTCCGCTATACTCAATATTATTAGCATTAATCTGCAGATCAATACTGACACCTTCTATTGTATCTAAAACCCGGTATAATTTTTTAACATCCGGAATGTTTAATGTATCTTCGATCTCTGATACTGTATTATACTCTGAATAAAGAATAAGAGTATTATCGGCGCTAGAAACTAAACTAGTAACCTTTTCTTTGTCTATTTCTAAAATAACACTATCACTTATTTTTGAAGCAGCGTCTAAGAACTTTAAAAATTCACTTTTGTCTGCTACCTTTAGTTGTTTTTCCATTACCTAATTTTATATTAATTTCCTTTAAAAGCAAATGCTGCTTTTCTACTAATGTAATTAATTTATCAATTTTAGAGGGTTCAGAAAAATCAAACTCAAATTGATTAGTATTGGCTTGATCTGGGCTACTAGTAACCATAGCCAATTCTTGTTGAGCTTGTTCAACACTGACCGGAGCTAGCTCTGGTTGCAGTTCAGCTGGCGGGGCAACCGGCTCCTGTATAGGAACCGGTGCCGGCGCGTTTTGTTGCTGTGGACGCTGAGTAGGTGTGTTTAATACCTGCTCAAATTGTTGCTTAACAATATGTGATTGTGGTGCAAGTTGTTGCGATTGACCTACTATCATTTGATCCTGCTTATGCATATGACCATATGTCTGGCCCATAAACTGCAGAACTGCTGCTTTTTCTTCTTCGGTCATTTTTAGAGATCTTTAAGGAGATCGTCAATATCGTCATCAACACTATCATTTGCGGTTGATACCAGCTCCTTATCTTTGGAAGTATCGTCACCAGGATATGCATCACTACCCATTTCTGGATGAATTGTAGCTGCTGGTGATGTTTCAACTTCAGTTTCTTCTGTCTTGCAATAATAATGCTCGTTAAGCATTTCTTTAAGTTCATCAAAAGTCTTTAAAGTAAACACTTCACTTAACTCAAACACATTATCATAGATTTCTTTTTGTTCATCTTCAGAAAGATCAATTTTACCAGCCGTAGTAAACCTGGAAGAAACATAGGTCGGATAATCCCCCTGTTGCTCAACCTTAATTTTAAAGCTTACACCCTCGGATCCGAGATCGAAGATACGTGCACCAAACTCTTCTGCATCTTCTCCTTCAATAGCCTCAGTAATAATCTTTTGAAGCTGCTTACCATAACGAAGAAGTTTTACTTTACCGTTATTTTCAGGATTAGAAGGATCATCTATTACATACACATTAACCAACCACTTTTCAAGTCGGCGAACAGCACTCATTTTTTCTTTTTCTTCCTCTGTACCGGTCCTAAGAATACGAAAGCGCTCTTCCGCAATTGGATCCCGATCGCCGAAAGTTTGAGGACTTAAAGTTTGTACATATTGCCCTGTTGCATAAGATACCCACCCGTGATTGTAATAGTGAAAGAAGGTCTTACCAGGATCTTTAGCATATGGTAATAGCCTTACCGTGTAAGTATTACCGGGCTTGGTCTGCATAATTTCGTTAAAAGTTGCTGACCCTTTATTATCGGAACTCGCAAGAGCATCCTTAATTGATTGAAACATTGATGTATTAAACGCACTCATACACCAATTATATGAACCGGTAACAATAATTCAACAGTTTTTTACTTATAACTTAATATTAGAATTAGCGTTTAGGAACTTAGTTATATATTTTGATTTAGTTATAGATGGCTCAAAGTCTATAAACAGTTTAACTACATCAAAATTAGTTTCAATAGTTAAGAGTTCCTTTAATATATCTCTTAATTTTTTCTCCTGTAATACTAAAATAAAAATATTTTGAAGAGAAAGTTTTTTACCTTTTAAAAGTGAGCAGAACGTACAAAAGCAAAGCAATAAATGTTCAGATTCATCCTTTATTACCGCTTTGGAAGGATTTGGAGATATATTGCTTATTCGCATGGTAAAAATGTTTTTGTTAAATTTGCGAATTGTTCAGTAAGAGCTCCTCCTCCGGCGGCGGCATATCCTCCACCATTACACAAATTTTTAGCCAATATACTTACATCTACATTACATCCTTTACGTCTTCTAAACGAAACTGTCTTAGCTTTTGTATTTACAATTATACCTATATGTACATTGTGCTTGTTAATTAAAAAATGAGCTACTTCATTAATTGCATAATCTCCAAATGTTGCAATAACATCATAAGTTTTAATTTTACCTTTAAAAACCTGAGCATTTTGTATCTGTTCTTTAAATTTTTTAAAGTATAGCTTTATAGAATTTTTTTCTAGTATAGTATACTCTCTAGATCCGCTAAAAAATGAATCTATAAATTTTTCAGCTTTAGGATTATTTAGATTACGGTGTATAGCATTTAATTTTAAAGCATCGACATTTTGAATATTATAACAATCGTAATCATTAATATTATTAATTAACTGCTTTTGATCATCAGTTAAATTAAGAACAGTTTTAAATTTTTCATAAATTAAACCTGTGCATGAGGTAAATTCTTCTACAACAACTTTAGCATTTTTATATAAATTTTTATTTGATACATGCTGTATATGGTGATCGATTACAACTACGTTTGGCTTGTCGATAACTTTAATAACATCTGGTTTTAGATCTAGATCTAAAATAAATATTTTATCGTAATGATCTAGAGTTCCAAGTGTACCTTTAAATTTACCCGATATAGTTGATTCGGTAGTCTCGTTAATACGAAATACTTTAGCCTTTTCGCTATATAGCCATTTTATAACTAATGCTGCTCCAGCACCGTCCAAATCATTATCAGTCCATACTAATATATTCACCTACTCCTATTTATAAGGAACTTTTTATGTTGCAAGCCCTGCTAGCATATTGAGAGTATCATCCATATCCTCGTCTATTTCAATATCATCAGCTTGCTCAATTGTAAGAGTAGAATAATCAATTCTCATTGCTTGAGTTATTCCTCTTGGACCGTATCGATTCTTCATCATACCCAGTCGTATAATACCAATACCTCTATCTTCTTCATTTTGAAAAATAGAAATAATAGCATCAGCAGTCGCTGCTAATCCAATAGATTCTGAAATAGTTGCTAAGTCCGGATTATCAGTATCAAAACCTGCCCTATTTAACTGTGTAGCTGAAATTATAGGGCAGTTAAACAAATAGCTCATAGCACGTACCTGCTCAGTTACATGCTTAATGCGTTCATACGAATTGTTACCTAATGTTGAATGCATTAAGTTGAGGTAGTCTAATACAATTGCATCAATCTTGATACCCTGCTCTTCGAATTTTTTAATAAACGCTTTAAGTTGATTAGCTGTAATAGTAGCAGGAGGAAACTCTTTAATAAAAATTTTACCTCCTTGATCTTTCATAGCTTGTTTAATACTCGGAGTATTATCAGCCAACTCTTTCATTGGAATCTTTGTGACGTTACTACAAAGTCGTCTAGCATATAACAACTCAGACATCTCTAACGTAACTAACAAAACATTCTTACCATCTTTAGCCATATTGCTAGCAATATTACCGAGAAAGATTGACTTACCAATATTTGTTTCACCAGCAAATACATATAGGGCTTTACCAGCTTCTAAAAAACCACCACCTAAATTATTATCTAACCATTCCCATTTACTCGGGACATATCTTTCAACAGAGTTAAGATCATCAATAAGTTTATCAACATCGCTATATAATTCTAGTCCTAAATCGGTTACTAGGTTAATATTGCATGATTTTTCAAATTTATCTAAAACAACTGATGTATCTACTTCACCACTTGATACATCTTCAGCTACATTAAGCATTGTATGATATACTGCCTTCTCTTTAAGAAATCGTTCTGTATTATCATAAAGCTCTTCTTTATCTAAAGTTTTATCGATCTCGTTAAATGATTTAACAAGCACCTTGAAGGATTCTTTCTGCTCATTAGATACTAAGTATGACTTAATTTCTGTAGTAGTCGGTAGCTTGTTTCGCTTCTCAGTAAACTCTTTTATTATATTAAAAATACTAGCAATTGCTTTATCCTTAAAATATTCGGGTTTAACGAAGTCTGCAATAGAGGCAAGATAACCACTATCCGTAAGAGACTTATAAATAAGAATATTTTCAAAATAGTCTAAGTCTAATTTACCCACGTCTTATAGTATATTATTTTATTTTGATTTCCACTTATTAAGAAACCATTCTTGTCCTTTATTAAACTCTTCTGTAAAGGATTCAAGGCCTGGAGAATTATGAGTTATTAAAATATCACCAACGCCTACTTTAAAGTTGGCTTTATGGCATTGCATAGAATAATCTAAATCGTAAAAGTGCCATTTTGCTGGGCAGGTTTCATCGAAACGGATTTTTTCAAATACCTTTCTTTTAATTGCAAGAAGTACCCCGTCTAACAACACCACTCTTTTAGGATACGGTCCGAATGCAGTCATGTGTTTATTGTCTTCAGTACCATGAGCTACTGCACCAAATAAATTACCGGAGCCAAAGCCGCCGCCTAATAAATGCCATAGAGCTGGTGGTTGTAGTTTTACTTCTGTTGTACCAGCACAACCCACAACATCAAATTTTTTAAAAAGCCGGTCTAATCTCTCTTCTGAAAAATTTTCTAATATAACATCATCATGAACTAGCACTAAATTGTCGACATTTTCTTCTATTGCAAAGTCAATAGCTTTATTATATGTTTTTGATAAAGACTCTTTGTTATTTTCCTTTATAAACGTATATGCGTATTGCTCCATATACCCTGACTTAGTAGTATATAAAAGGGACTCCTCCTTTTTCCCTGATGTTGCAGAAAATATAAATGTTTTAATCATACAAATGCAAATGGTGAATTATATTCAAATGTTCCAACTTTATTCCATCGTTTTGTTTTTTTGTTTAATTTCATTATTACGCCTTCTGGGAGCTCTTTATAGCCAACACCGGGCATTGTAGAATAATTCCCCTTATTATTGTAATGGAGCAATGATCCAGACCTAGCTATATAAATTTCATTTGTAAAACAGTGTAGCATGCTTAAGGCGTATGTACCTTTTAAAAGCTGTAATGATTGCTTAATAATTGCGACTGGATCTTTATTTGAACGAGTAAATTTTTCAAGCAATTCTACTATTACAGCAGTATCAACAGGATTTTCTAGGAACTTGGCCTCCTTCCTTCTTAATTTTTTGTCGTTTGTTAGTACACCGTTATGGCTAACTAACCATGCCATAGATTCAAATGGATGAGATGTATTATATGTCCATTTTCTGTTAGCTGAAGTAGGTGCTTGTACATGTCCGAGTAGATACTCTATATTATCTTTACCCGCATAATTAAATTTATCAAAATCTATACTACCTTCTTGCTTAGCAACAAATTGATCTTCATCCGCTAAACATACAACGCTACTTGCAAAATTACCTCGCTGTTTATTGGCTTCGTATAAGACTTCAAACATAGTTTTGTCAAATGATCCAAAAATAGCGCACATAATAATTTAGTATACAGTATGTCAGGGGTAAATCTATACATTTTAGCCCCTATGATATAAATATATTATATGGGTTCCTTTGATTATAACGATAATTATAGCAGTTTTGATAGTTTATTAGAAAGATGCGAGGTTTTTACAGAAGGTGGTAAGGGTCTTGGAGGCTATTACTCTGGTTTTGGTAAAAACTTAACAGGGAGACTACGAGACGTGGGATCAACAGCAGTTCCTAGAGACTCACGTAAATTTGTTGTGCATGTGTTATATACGCAACTCGATCCTAAAATTATTACAGACGAAGACCTGACTGAATTAGAGAGCGCTGGTCCTGAGGCAGGATCCAGATATAATCTCACTTTACAGAAAATTTTAGATATTCATAAAGATGAAATTACTAAAAGAGCAGATGAAATTGGGCAAGTAATAGAAGATAGGTTTCCAGCGTTGGCAAATGAAATTTTAGGTAGAGGACCACAAAGAATACAAGGTAATATTGATGCAAGAAAGGCGAGATTGCATGCTAAAGAGATAGCTAATGATATTAAGCAGGGTGAAGATATTGATGATAGTATAGACGACGCTCTAGATGGTGTTTTGGTACAGGCTGCTATTAGTAAGGTCTTAACTAATATACAATCAAGCTTAGGTGAGCCTGGACTAGATATAGAAGAAGAGGCATTACAGGAAGTAGTAGATTATGCTGAAAGAATTCAGACAGTTGATCAACTATCAGATTTTGTTCGACAGATTGCCAGAGAGCCGGGGTACCAAAAAATAGCATTGTACCTCTCTGCAGTAGTAAAACCTCTACGTGGAAACAAACCGGAAGAAGATTACGAAGAAGATGAAGCAGCTCCCTTTGAAGGTATGTATGAACCTGGTGATTCAGAAAATGCATATGCAGAGGGGGAATCTGAAGCACAATCAACCCAGATAGAGGATGAAGAAGAGGTAATTAGTCGTGAGAGCTTAAATAATAATATGCAAAAGAAAAAGTTACTTTTTGAAAAGGATCTTGACGCTGCTGAAAGAAGAGCACTTCCTGATAGTGATTTTGCACTTCCTGGGAAAGGCGAAGGTCCTGAGGGTAAGCAAGCAGGTTCTTATCCTATTCCTGATGAAGAGCATGCACGTATGGCACTAGCAATGGTGGCAAAGCATGGTACCTCGGAGGAAAAGAAAAGGGTACGTGCTGCTGTAGCAAGAAAATTTCCTGGTATTAATCAGGAAGATGAAGAATTCAAATATAGCCCAATGCTTGATTCTTATCAGTCTAATACTTCAGATTATCTAACTGAACAAGTAGCTAAAGATAAGCGTAATAATATTAAACCTAGGTCTGAAAATCAGTCTTTTAAAAAGCGCTTTAATCCAAAGACACACTGGCAGTTACAAGAGCTAAGACGAAGAGGCCTCTAAGCACACTCTCTACACTTATTTTCTTTATAAAGCTTATTCAACTTCTCCTGTTGAATATACTGGATAGGATCTTTATATCCAGCATCAATAAACCCCTTTACTCTCATGCTACTTGATGGTGTGGTAGTATCGGCTAGTTTATCTTCTCTATTTGAATAGCATGTCCAGGTATCATTAAATTTAACACCAAGTCTAGCGCCTTCTTGAATAATTTCCGCCTTGGACATGTCAAGAAGAGGTGCTTCAATTTTAATTCTATTTTCTCTATTAAGAGCTGTTACACCATTAACTGTATCAACAAACTCTTCACTACCATCCCAATAACCAGCTAATGAATCAACTTGCGCAGCTCCGTACCATACAGTATCTGCACCTACACCTTCAGCATACGAAGAGCAAATAGACAAAAACATCATATTACGAAACGGTACGTATGAGACTGGTTGTGCATCACCTGCCATCTCACTAATATCAGGGTTATCGATATCTTCATTAGTTAATGAAGAAGTAGGAGCAATATCCTTAATATATTTTACATCAAGAACCTTATTAGTAACTTTCAGATTAAACCACCCACTAAACTGTTTATTAAAATTATTAATTTGTTTGTCAACACACTCAAGTTCTCGTTTATGCCTTTGTCCATAGTCAAAGGTTAATGTATGAATATGGTCATATCCTCTATCTTGTGCCATATATAACAGCACAGATGAGTCCATTCCACCGCTAAGAGTCAGTACTAACTTTTTCTTTTTTGATGACATCTTTTAAGGTTCTAATACAGGTTTCTTCTTCTGGAGTTTCTTGTTCTTCATCATTGCTATAAGACCATTCACTTTTAATGCGCGCTTCAAGTTTAGGTAAAATTGTTTCTTCCCAAAGTTTTTCATCCTTTCGCCACTTTTTATAATAGCCTAACTTCTTACCATCTTCAAGCTGATAAGTTGCTCCAGTTTGAATTACTGCACCAACGCCTACAGCGAGATCAACTAATCCGTAGTAACGATCAAGGCCAGAGGCAAATGAAAGATACATTTCACCTTCAAGGTATTGTTTAATGAATCGGTTCTTACGAGTTAATGCTCTAATTATAATACCAGCGTATTTTTTTTGCCCAACTGCCAATTCTCCATCCACTGTTTTACCACCATCTGACTTCATTGGCTTACGAGCTAACTGTACTGTAACGGACGGAAGATAAATACATGATTTACCACCTGGCATGTTCTTTTCAATAGAAGGAAACAATGCGGTAGGGTCATCATAAACATGATTAGTACAAAGAATTGTTGTTTGAGTAACGGAGCCAAGATTGGTACATGTTTGCATTAATGTCTTCATTGCTCGAGCTTTTGTACCCATATCAGAACTAGTACTATCT